GACGACGCTCGGTTCTGGCAACAACGACGCAATCTATCTAACGAACCGCCCGGATCACGCGAGCGCCTACGCCGAGACGATGGCGCACCGTCTAAACATTGATCCAGATTGGGCGCCGCGCGTGCTGCCTGTCATGGCGCGCGATGAGCGTCCGCTGTTGGTTTCGGATGAGGTGTATGGTTGGCTGAAGCAGAACGAGGCGGCACGCAGTGGCCGCGCCAGGATGAATCGCTATGCGGATGAGCGCGGACGGCGCGCATGGGAGCAGCTTTTTCCCGGCGAGCCGATGCCAGAGGGCAGTTTACTCCAAGCCATTCGTGATCGCGGCTATTCCTCGTTGCGCACGAGCAGCGGCGAAGAAGTCGCGATTTTCGACCCCTCCAACATCCGCTCCCGTTTCGCAGCCTTCGACCCCCACAATACCAACAGAGCAAATCTCCTAGGTGGCTTTGCAGTAGGCGCACCTATCGGCGCTCTGACACTTCGCGAAGCTCTCCGCGAGCGTACTGGGGCCTAACCCCGCATCATCCAACACCCCGCAGAAACTTAAAGCTCAAGATCAACCAGATCGCCGGAAGCGTGATCGAGAGCCATGACAGAGAAGAAGGCAAAGCCTAAGCGCGCGTCAAAACCGCGGACGCGAAAGCCCAAGACAAGCTCAGCCCCAGGTGACGCAGCTAAGGCGCACGAGTGGCTGATGGACACGCAGGGCGAGGCGGCTTCACCTAAAGCCGAAGAAAAGCCCGCAGCGCGTAACCCGGCGGCGCATCTCGCAGCACACCAAATCAAGCCCGGCCAAGTGCTGAACCCCAAGGGCAGACCGAAGGGGTCGCGCAACAAACTAGGCGAGGCGTTCATCACTGATCTGCAGGCGGATTGGGCTGAGCACGGCTCGGCCGCCATCGCCACGGTTCGCCAAGAGCGCCCTCACGAATATCTCAAGGTCGTCGCATCCATCTTGCCGAAGGAGCTGAACGTTCGCGTCGATCCGTTGGAGGAAATGGATGACGACGAACTTACAGCTATCCTCGCTGCCGCCAGAGCAGTTAGCCGCGTTCATCAAGAAGCTGGAACGCGAGAAGGCGAAGCGGACCTCGGAAAACCTGCTGGCCAGCTACTATCCTGACGACGGCCCGCTCCGGCGCGAACTCTATCCGAAACACATGGCGTTCTTTGCGGCTGGCAAGCAGCACAGGGAGCGCGCCGCCATCGCCGCTAACCGTGTCGGCAAGACCGAGAGCATCGGCGGCTATGAGAGCACCGTCCACCTCATCGGGGAGTATCCGAAATGGTGGCCGGGGCGGCGCTGGGATCGGCCGATCAATCTCCTCTGCGGTGGCGACACCTCGACCACGACGCGCGACATCATCGTGCGGAAGTTGCTGGGGCCGCCAGAGGCGCGGGGCACCGGCCTTATCCCGAAGCGCTGCATTGAAGACCTTCGCCCCTTCAACGGGGTGCCGAACCACGTTGACACAGCGCTCATCAAGAACGCCAACGGCGGACTCTCGACGCTTCAGTTCCGCTCCTACGATCAAGGTCGCGTCGCCTGGCAGGGGACCGAGCGTGACATCGTGTGGCTGGACGAAGAGCCGCCGCAGGAAATCTACACCGAAGCGCTTATCCGCTTGATGACGACGCAGGGCTCGCTCATCGCCACGTTCACGCCGCTTAAGGGCATGACCGACGTTGCGCTTCAGTTCATGCCGCATTTGGCGCCATCCGATCAGGTCGCCGCATGACGAAGTGGATGATCCAGATTGGGTGGAACGACGTCCCGCACCTCTCGGAGCAAGACCGAAAGGAATTGTGGGAGAGCGTCCCGGCGCACCAGCGCGAGGCTCGCGCCAAAGGCATCCCCATGCTTGGCGCAGGCGCGATCTACCAAATCCCAGAGGAGCGGTTCGTCATCGATCCGCTGCCACGCATCCCGCCGCATTGGCCTAGAGCGTTTGGTCTCGACGTTGGCTGGAAGCGAACTGCGGCAATCTGGGGCGCGCTGGATCGAGAGAGCGATACGCTCTACCTCTACAGCGAGTATTACGGGGCAACGGCGCCGCCTCAGGTTCACGCTGACGCGATACGGAGCAGGGGTCTATGGATCCCCGGCGCGATCGATCCAGCAAGCGCCGGCGCAGGCCAGATCGACGGCCGCCGCGTTATTGAAGAATACCAGAAGCAGCAGCTCAATCTCTTCCCGGCTGACAACGCAGTAGAGGCGGGGATTCTCGCCATCCAACGACGGCTAGAGTCCGGCCGCATGAAGGTCTTCAACACGCTCCGCAATTGGCTGGCGGAGTACCGGATTTATCGACGGGACGAAAAGCCGCCCAATAAGCCGGTCAAGGAAAACGACCACTTGATGGACGCCACGCGCTATCTCGAAATGACCGGAACGCAGATCGCAACGGTGGAGCCTTACGACGACGACTTCGCCTACGAAGAGCGCCGCCGCACCGCAAACAGAACGACAGGGTACTAAATGACCCAGTGGCTTCGGTGGATGAGGGTGGTGTTCACGCGGGAGCATGGAATAGCGAAGCGCTTGCGCCGCGACTTAAAGCGTATCTCAATGCGTGTGACCTAACCCCTCGCACCCAACGCCACAGCCTAACATTAGGCCATGGCTCAGACAGCGACTATCTCTAGCGCCTCGGGTGAGACGGGCTTTGAACCGTGTCCTGCGGGCCTTGGAACGATCAGCCTTAAAGGCACGATGAGCGCGGGCAAGATCGTCGTGGCGGTTCGACCGCCTGGCGCGTCGAGCGATTTCATCTCCGACTACATCGATGAGACGATGCTGGAAGAGACTGCTGATGAAGCAGGAACGGCGTATTCCTACGTGGCGCGCTTCGATGTTGGCGTTGGCGGGCAGATCGCCTTGAAGGCCGATGCAAACTTTGTCGGCTCTCTGACGGCGCTTATCAGCGCGGACCCGTATTGAGATGGTGCGCGGCAGTGGCGCATCCGGCGCACGCAGGCTGGCGCAATCGGTACGCCACGGGATGGACGCCGAGACGCCGCCTGAAATGGCGGCTTATGGCGAATATGGCGAGGGCGGAGAGACTGGCGCTGGCGATGACCAGACGCCGGGCTTCATGCTCGAGGAGTTCTGCCGCTGGGATGGCAACATCGCGGAACTCTTCAACGACAGCGAAGAGGGCAAGCGCAAGCTCCAAGAGATCGGCCAGCTTGTGCTTCGCGAGTATAAGCTTGACGATGCCGCCCGCACCGATTGGCGCGAGAGCGCCGAGCGCGCGCTTGAGACTGCAGGCCAAAAGAAGGGGGAGAAGAAGACCTATCCCTTCAATGGCGCAGCCGATGTTCGCTTTCCGCTGCTGACGACATCAAGCATTCAGTTCGCCGCCCGCGCTTACCCCAACATTGTCCGCGGCGATGAAGTCGTTCAAGTCAAGATCAACGGTGAAGACGTAGACAGCGCCAAGGCCGACCGCTCAGAGCGCGTCTCGGCATTCTGCAACGACCAGATCATCTATCAGTGCCCGGAATGGGAAAACGGCACCGACCAGCTTTTGCATCAGCTTCCGATCACTGGCGCCGGCTTTCGCAAGGTCTATTGGGACGCGACGTTGCGCCGTCCGCGCTTTGACTATGCGCCGGCGCTGAAGGTCATCATCCCGATTGATGCGCCGTCCATTGAGATGTCGCCGCGCGTGACGCACGTGCTGGATTCGATCTACCCGTATGATTACGAGGCCCGCGTGGCCTCCGGCCAATGGCTGAAGTGCGAGGTTCAAAGCAACACCGCCGACAGCCAAAAGCCGATCCTGTTCTTAGAGCAGTGCCGCTACATCGACCTAGACGAGGACGGGCTCTCAGAGCCTTACATCGTCACCGTGCATGAAGCGACGGGCGCGGTTGTTCGCATCGATCCCGCCTTTGACGAAAAGGACATCAAGCGCGCGCCGCCTGAGGTAGACCCGCAGACGGAGCAGGTGATCCGCCAAGGCAAAATCCTCGCCGTCACGCGCCTTCTGCCGTGGGTGGACTATTGCTTCCTGCCCGACCCGCAAGGCGGGGCCTACGGCATTGGCTTTGGCAAGCTGCTGGAAGAGATCAGCGACACCATCAACACGCTTTTGAACCAGATGATCGACGCCGGTCACTGGTCAAACACCAATACGGGCTTTGTCGGCGCAGGCCTAAAAGTCCGCGGCGGCACGATCTCGCTCGAGCCCAACGTCTTCAAGATGTTGGACGGGGTTCAGAACGTTCAGCAAGCGATCCAGCGCTTAGAGTTTCCGGGGCCGAGCGCGGTCAGCTTCAACCTCGTGGACATGCTCTTAGGCGCCGCCAAAGACATCACCGCCATCAAGGACGTGCTTGCAGGCGATATGCCTGGCGGCCAGCACGTTGCTGAAGGCACGGTCATGGCCTTGATCGAGCAGGGCCTTCAGGTTTTCACCTCAATCTACAAGCGCATCTATCGCTCAATGCGCAAAGAGTTTGAGCTGCAGTGCCGCTTGAACCAGCGCTACCTTGATCCGGCCGACTATCAGAAGTTCTTGGACGCACGCCCCAAGCCTCCGCCGCAAATGCCGGAGATGCCTGGCGCTCCACCTCCCGGCATGGGCCACAATGGCGGCCCGCCGCTTGCGCCAGAAGACATGGGCGCGCCGATGGCTGGCGCTCCGCCTATGCCTATGGACGGCGGCGCAATGCCAGAGATTCCGCTGGATCAGATGCAGGGCGGCCAGCCGCCAGCGCCGATGCCGGGGCAGGGCGGAGCCGTGTTGCCGTTTCCCGTGCAACCTATGCAGGCGGCATTGCCGCCACCGGACCCGCAAACCGACTTCGACATGTCCGATCTGGACGTGCGCCCGATCGCAGACCCAAGCGCCTTGACCGACATGCAGCGCATGGCGAAGGCGCAGTTCAAGCTTGGCTTCTTGAACGATCCGGCGGCGAACCGTATCGCCATCCTGAAGAGCGTCTTCCGCGACGCAAGGATTCCGAACCCGGAAGAATATCTCGTTGAGAAAAACCCGGTCATGGAAAAGATGGCCGAGCTGGAAACGGCGCTGAAAGAAGCGACGGTCGCAAAGACGCAAGCCGAAGCCCAGCTCGCACAGGCCAATGCGCAGAAGATCGGCGGCGATGTGCAGAACGCCGGCGAAGAACGCGCGCTGCGCACACGCGAGCTTGACCAAAAGGACCGCGAACTCACCCAGAAAGACATCGAGCTTGACCAGAAGCGCCAGGGTAGTGCGCTAGAGGCGTTCCGCGCCGACATGGAGGACGCAGACCGCGAAGTCCGTCTTGTTATGGAGGCCACGCGCGAGCGCCGTGAGCAGGATAAGCAAAGCCAAGAGACGGCCGAGCGTCAGGCTGATCGTGAAACGCAGCTTGTGATCGCGGCGCACCGCGCGACCGGCAAGACTTCATCGCGCGAAACGTCTGGCGCGCAGCAAGCCGAGCTTGGCCGCGTACTTGAAGCAATCCAAAAGATGGGCGCCGACAGCCAAGAGCGCATCGCGGCATCGATTGGAAAAATGCTGGACGGCATGGCCGACAGCAACTCTCAAATCGCCGCCGGACTTAAAGCGATGGCTGAGAGCATTGAGCGCTCAAACAAGATCGCGCTTGCCCCAACCGAGCTTGTGAAGGGCTCAGACGGTAAGCCCGCCGGGTCGAGGAAGAGGTTAGATTAAGCGGCATGAGCAAGGGCAATACTTTCGAGAATGATCTGTTGTTGTTGATCTTCAACAACACCGATGCGGCGCTCATTGGCGATGCGACGGGCTTGCGTGGATCGTCAACGGCAGGCTCGCTTTATGTGTCGCTGCATACGGGCGACCCAGGCGAAGGCGGCAACCAAACGACGAGCGAGTGCGCCTACACCTCTTATGCGCGTGTGGCCGTGGCGCGATCTGGTGCGGGCTGGACGGTTTCTAGCAATGCGGTGTCGAACGCCGCGCTTGTGCAGTTTCCTCAATGCACGGGCGGCTCTGAGACGCTGACGCACTTTGCGGTGGGTACGGCGTCAAGCTCGACGGGCAAGATCCTCTACAAAGGCTCGCTCTCGTCTTCGCTGGCGGTGTCGTCGGGCATCCAACCGCAGTTCGCAATCGGCGACCTCGACATCACCGAGGACTGATCGCTCATGGCAGGCTTTAAGAACCTGCGTGAGTACGCTGACGCCGAAGACCTGGGGCAATACTATGTCACGGGCTTTCGCAAAGCCGTGTCGTCAACGGCGACGACCATAAGTGCGTGGCTTGATTA